GTTGGTAATGAGCTGACCCAACATTTGCATGATTTGAATCTTGGCATCATTGAGTCCATATACAGCATCGTTCAAGGTTTGTTGGGCCTTTTCCATAAAATCATGACACACTTCTACACCATCGCTAATGTTGATAGGTAGCTTCTCTATTCTGTTAAATGGAATACGCATAAAAGTATCCACCCAGTTCTTCATCTTAAAGTATTCACCAGAACCGGGTTCCATGTATCGGAGTGAGCTAATCTTTTTCATAGCAGCCGCTTTGAAAATATGCGGAATATTGGCTTCCAAAAGAGTAAGACGGTAAGGCGTCTCAACACGAATAATCTTATTGACCTCCTTGACCTCTTTGATAATTTTCTTTTGCTCTTCCACCGTCAATGTTCCAAAGAATTCACCATCATTCATTGTATTTTTATCGCGAATAATGCGTTTGAAAATTCGAGTATTTCGTTCCTTGGTTTTCTCCAACTTGCGCTCTTGCTTTTTCCTGCTTTCCTTTTGCTTTGATTCATATATTTTGGTAAACTCTTCAGCCATTTTATGACCTTTATTTTTATCACACCATTCTCTAAATTGCTTTACAGCCTCATCTGATTCTACAATCTCATCTTTTTCCTCTTTGACTTTTTCCTTTCGTTCCTTCAAACGAGTGGATTGCTTCTTTGGCTCCTCCTCTTCCTCTTCTTCCTCCTCTTCTTCTTCATCTTCCTCATCTTCATCACTTGTAGAAACACTGTCGTCCTCATTTTCAGTGTCTTCATCCTCATCCACCCATTCACTATCATCATCTTCCCATTCATCTTCCTCTTCATCGCCATTAGCAATAGTAAAGATAATATTGAATTTATTAGAACCCTTTCCGACCTCGAGTTCTTCCTCGACGTCATCTTCATCCTCTTCTTCGTCTGAATCTTCAACCACTTGTTTCTTTTTATTTGTTTTTTTATTGGTAGATGACTTCTTTCTCTTTACCACAATATTTTCTTCTTCTTCAGACTCTTCGGAATCCTCTTCCTCTTTTTCCTTCTTTTTAATAGCCTCCTTTAACTTCTTTTTAAGTTTCTCACCAGCATCAATTTTATCACCTAGATGTTTAGAAGGAAAGATCTTTTGAAGAAATTTTCTATATTCATGAGAATCCATTTCCTCTTCTTCCTCTTCGTCTTCATAAGAAGATTCGTCGCTATCATCGTCAGACGATTCAGCCCTCTTCTTCTTATTCTTGATCTCTTCTTGCTTCCTAGAAGCAGACTTCTTCTTATCCATCTTTGATTGTTTCACTTGAGGAGAGTCTCGGGGCATTCTTGTATATTGTACTTATCACTATATGATTTTAAATCCTATTCAATTTTATTTTATAAAGTTATTCGTTACCTTTTTACAAAATTCCATAATATAGGATATATCCTAGGTAGAACTCAAAAAAGTTTTTAGAACATAAATCCAAAATATTATAACATATATTTTTCAAGAAATAAGGTAGAAATGCTGAGAAACCATACAAAGACCAAATACTTAGTAATACCCAAAACAATGTTTTTCCTTTTTCCGTATAAATAGCATATTGATAATAAATGATATTGAAATACATTATAAATGGAATGAAACCAATTACTACTGCTAAAGGTTTCCATATTATTTTCATCTCTCCCATATATCCGAAGAATAACATGGCAACATTTAATAAAACAATAATAGATAAGATATAACGCTCTTGATAAATAATACTTATCAGAGTTTCTTTGTTTCTATCTGAAAATTTTGAATTATTTGGAACCAACTCACGGTTATTGATAAAACATAGAAATACTACAAAAATAGTAAGCATAGTAGGTGTTGTAATAAACCAATCATAGTACCGATATGGTGTTACATTTTTAACAGCATCATATTTATTAATAAGCCATAAATAAAATCCTCCTTCTATTAACTGTATAAATAATCCGGCTACCAACATATTTACTAATATAAGAAACTCGTCTTTTTGTTTTTCTGGTAAATGATAAGATACGACATAAATATTAAAGATAGCTGCTACACATTGTACCAAAACAGACAAATAAATAGTAAATATGAATATATAAGACAAGACATTGCTCTTCAATAATTTTTTCATAGAATATATACTGTATATATTTAGTAAAGAATTATAATTTGTCTAAAATATGAATGGGATTGGCGTTTAATTACAAAATGTAATTACACATTTCTAGTTTATTTTTTAAATATGAAATCATTCAAATAAAAATTGATTTATAAAAGGAAAAAGAGTATAAATAGTATAGTTCTAATATAGGAAGGATGTCTCGAACAACAGAACAAATGAACCCTTCAAAAATTATTGGTATCCAATTTAGTATTTTATCACCAGAAGAAATCCGTAAGGGTTCTGTTGCTGAAATTACTACGAGGGATACTTATGTAAATGGAAAGCCTATTATAGGTGGTCTTTTTGACCCTCGTATGGGTGTATTAGAGCCTGGTCTCATATGCCCTACAGATGGTCTTGATTATATGCAAACCCCCGGATATTTTGGTCATATTGAATTGGCTCGTCCAGTCTTCTATATCCAATATTTAGGAACTCTGTTGAAAGTCTTGCGTTGCGTTTGTTTCAAATGTAGCAAGCTTTTGGTAAGCAAAGAAAAGTATTCACAAGCATTGAAAATGGTGGGGGATGCTCGATGGAAGTATGTGTTTTCTTTAGCTAGTAAAATGAAACGTTGTGGTGAGGACACTGAGGATGGATGTGGTTGTCTACAGCCAGATTCCATTAAGAAGGAAGGTCTCGCAACTATTTATGCTACTTGGAAAAGCACGGAAGATGGGGGGCAGCCTATTGTTATTAAAATTACGCCTGAGATGGTGATTAAAATTTGTAAGCGCATTTCGGATGAGGATGTCTCTTTTATGGGTTTTAGTCCCATTTGGTCTCGTCCAGATTGGATGGTGTGTCAAACTATGGCAGTGCCTCCTCCTGCTGTTCGACCCTCAGTCAAGCATGACGCGCAACAGCGTTCCGAAGATGATTTGAGTCATATCTTGGTGAATATTATTAAGACGAATAAAACTCTTCAAGAGAAAATTCAGAATAATGCTCCGGCAAATGTGATTGATGATTGGACGACTGTGCTACAATACTATGTGGCTACGCAAGTGGATAACAAGATTCCTGGTGTAGCTTCTGTGGCACAACGTTCGGGTCGTCCTTTGAAAAGCATCAAGGATCGTTTGAATGGAAAGGGTGGGCGTATGAGAGCGAACTTGATGGCGAAACGTGTTGACTTTAGTGCTCGTTCCGTTATTACTGCCGACCCCAACATTTCCATTAAGGAACTTGGTGTTCCCATGAAGATTGCCAAGAATATTACGAAACCAGTGACGGTGAATCGTATTAATCGAGCATTCTTGATGAAGTTGGTTCAAAATGGTCCTGACGTCCATCCAGGTGCCAAGATTTTGGAGAGAAAAAATGGCGATTCCATTACCTTGCGTTATGTGGATCGCAAGTCGATTGTCTTGGAAGATGGAGATATCGTTCACCGTCATATGATGGATGGTGACCCCATTTTGTTTAACAGACAACCGACTCTTCACAGAATGTCGATGATGTGTCATATTGCTCGCATTATGTCACGAGGTGATACTTTTAGAATGAACGTAGCTGATAAACTGGTGTCGGCAACAGGGAGCGTGAAAAGCGTGTTACTCCCTAGTGTATCTACCTTTTAGATAGATATGCAAAATACCTTGATGCTGGAAGTCCCTTAGAGCCTTTACTACCACCTCTTCATGGAAACATGCGGAGGGATCTTGGTTAATAGCCAAACCCGATGGTAATAATGTAAAGGATTGGGTAATCAGCAGTGTTACTTCCTACGTCCGCTATGACAGGATATGGAGGGCATTCAGAGACTGAACGGGTATTGGTGAATGATGATAGGTTAGTCACCTTGAATTTGCTTAAGATACAGTCCGGCCTTACCAGAAATGGTAAGGAAATTGTACGACAACTGACCAAACCGTACAATGCTGATTTTGATGGCGATAAATCTTGTCGTCAACAGGGAGCGTTAAAAGCGTGCAACTCCCTAGTTATCTCATTTTAGGATTATTTATTAAACCAATTTAAAGACTTTACACAAGAAAGATTAGATGGAACTGTCAAAACGCCAAAAACTATCAAACACGATAATAGACGACCATACCCAGCGATATTGCGAAATTTACAAGATAACAAATCTGACAACAGATAAATGTTACGTAGGTCAAGCAGTTTCACATATTTTGAATCATAATAGGTATAGACCATATGGACACGAAGGACGCTTTAGATGTCATGTATCAGAAGCATTTTCAACAAAGAAACATCAATGTCATTATCTTAATAACTCTATCCGGAAACATGGAGTTGAAGATTTTGTAGTTGAACTTCTTGAGTGTTGTGAAATTTCTGATGCAAATGACAGAGAAATACATTACATCCAACTATTTAGCTCATTATATCCAAATGGATACAATTTGAAAAATGGAGGAAGTGTGTTTACTCATACCGATGAAAGCAAAAAACGTGTTTCTAATGGTGTTGCCAAATATTATGAAAACCAAAAATATGAGAGATTCGCAAACATTGAGAAGTTAGACAATGACGACGATTCGTACATTAAACCTCTTAAAAGAAATGGGTTGCAATATGGATGGTATGTTTATATTCAAAGAAAAAAGGCAGATTTTGGAGGAGTACACATATCTTTGGAAGAAAGTAAAGCCCAGGCAATTGTGTTTATTAATAATTTAAGAAATAAGATAGCAATGTGATCAAATTGCGGGAAACCCTTTAGAGCCTTCACTACCACTCACAAATGGAAACGTTTATGAGGAACTCGGTTAATAGCCGAACCCAATGGTA